GCGTGTGCTTTTGAAGCTTTTTTTAACTTGCCCGCAACTGTTTTTATTTTTCTTTTTGCTCTAAGTCCAAGTGCCATTAGTTACTCATCCCTATAAAAATAGACACAATGCCTATCAATTGTAGAACAGCTCCAAAAATAATAGCCCATATACGGGCATCCATTTTATCTATTTGTTTTTGTAAATGCGTTAGATGATTACTCTCAAGACGATCCATTGTGTCTTCAAGAATGGCCATTCTCTTATCTAACTCATGCATAAAATCTTTTTCTCTTTTAGTAGCCATTAGCACTTCCACCTTCTTCTAGCTTGTCTCAAACGACTGTTAGGATTTTTAGCGGCCTTTGGAAACTTTTTCATTTGTCCCGCAGACCTAGCACAAAAAGACTTTCTTCTTTTTGCATCCTTGCTACCTTTTTTTACTTTACCTGTGACAGCTGTTTGTAATTTACTCCCAGGATTATCTCTTCTATATTTTGCAACACCTGCTTTAGTCATTCCCGCCCCAGCTTTTGTAGGGCGGAAATATTTTTTTGTTTTAGGCGGCTGCTTGTCTTTTTTCCTAGCCATTCAACTCTCTATGCGTAAAACACCGTGATGTTATCTGCGACATCCACTGTGTACTTAATAGAAGCTCCACTATCAAACAAAACACCTTGAGATG